ACTATTAACTCCTATTAAAGTTCTATTATCTCCAAAGTTTAAAAGAAAATCTGAGTAGAAGCTTTTACCTTGTTTTGATACTAAGTAATTAAAATATGATGTACCTAATTCATCATAAGATAAATCATTAGTAACTATTCTAATTTCAGTTCTATCTGATGAAATTTCTTTTATAAAAAATCTTCTATCAGGATTACTTAAAAATAAAGGTCTATAAAAAAAGTATGAAGGATTATATTTTCCTAAATTGTACCCTAATCCCTTTAAATCTCTTTCAGGATCAATAAAAATAGTATCAAATAAAGAACTATTTTCTAAAGTATTTTGGGTAGTATAATTACTAAAATTATAAAGAGATCTTAAAAGTTGGTTATTAGCATTATATATATGGAGTTCTACAACATCCTGCTCAGCACCAAATTCTCTATTAATATCATACCCATTTAATAAAGATTGGTCTTTACTAACATAATCCTGATTTGAGTAATCAGTTAAGGAATTTACAACACTAATTTTTTCCATTAAGTATTACTGCTTAAGTTAACAATTTCTTGTTGAGATGCTAATAATTGTACTCTCAAATCATTTATTTCGTCTAATAAAGCTTGCATTTCATCCGATTGGCCTGTTACTCCTATATAAGAGGAACTTCTTTTAACAAGTTCTTCATGAGATCCAAAATTACCTTTTCTTGGAATTTCAAAAAATAATCTATCATATTCTTCAAAAAACTCAGCTACTGTCATAGGTTCTTCTATTTCAGTAACAGCCTCAGGGGTAACTAACTCTCTAAATTCTGTATCTACTACATTAGGGTAAGAGATTTTACCATATACCGTTTTATTTAATCTTACTTGCTGTTTAGCCATTATCTAACTACTTTAAAATAGTTACCTTTATCTTCAATTACTAGAGTTTCATTTCCAATAACTGTTTTAACCATTAATTGGTAATACCTTTCTGGTTCTAACCCGTCCATATAAACTTTAAAGTAGTTACTACCACTATCAGCACTTATTTTTGTGTATGAAGTATCGAAATCAACTACCATTTCATCTGTTTTAGCATCTTTTAGACCCCAGTATGAAGATGTAGGTAGTGCTTTAGCATTTAAATATACTGAACTGGTTTGGAAAGCCCTAGCAGGGTATTTATCTCTTGCTTTTATTCTAAAATTATATACTCCACTGTCTTCAAATTCACTTTTTAAATTTGTAAATGCTAATACAAAATCACTTGAAGTTACAGCAGTTAATGGGGTAGCGTATGAACTATCGTCCCATTTAAATTCTAGTTCAGGTGGATATATAGTGTGGGTATCTACGGAGAAATAGCTAGTATCAACGTATGAAGCAGAAAATTCGATGCTCCCGGTTAATTTAACTATAAAACCGTCATTTACCACGGATCCACTGTTCCAATCTTGAACAATTTCTGTAACGTTCATTGAAACATCTTTATCACTTGTATAAGTGAAATCTTGTGAGGCAGAAGATTGATTAGTATAAAAATCACCTCCTGCTGTTGTCCAAGCGTTAGAGCCAGATTCACTTCTCCAACCCCATGAGCAACCGTCATCTGTTTTAGGGGAATCTGCTGATCTACCAGTACCCATATTCCAAGTTCCTGAAATAGGATATGATTCAATAGTATAATTTAAAGGTGAAACAGTAGCGTTTGCTAGGTATAATTTTAAGCTAGAAGTAAAGGCCGCATCACCTACTTTATTTGTAATGACATCGCTTATATCCGTTGTTTTAAACTGAATTAGCGCACGTTTAACGGCAGGAACATCACCTTGAGCTGATGTATCGAGGTTAATAGCATTTGTATTTGAAACCTCTAATATCTCATCTCGTCCTGTATTTTGAGCAGGATACTTAGATGAAATAAAAGCATCTTTTTCGGGAAATATTTTATATACTGCCATGTTCTTAGTTTGTTACTACTCTTCCTTGAATATCAGTTTCAGGGAATTTTAATTCAAATATAGATGGATCTAATGATGGATAAATTACCTCATCAATAGTAGCACCTCTCATATCGTAAGCAAATTCAGAATAGTTTTCATTTGTTCCTACTTTATTTACGATTTCTAATTTTTTAACTGTTTGAACACCATCTATATTATCTAATACGTTTCTAACATTATTAATTAAAATAGGTTGATTTAATTGCCATTTATCAATATCAAAATAGTCTATAAGAGCATTAATACAATTATTTAACACTACTCTGTTATTAAAATTAGGTAATAAAATAACATCAAAATTAACTCCAATATTAATAATAAAAGCATCTTTAATTACTACAGCATCAGTCAACATTCTATACTCACCTAAATAGGTAATTAAGTTTTGTTTTAAAGCAGGATCTGCTATAGAAAGTTTACCTGTAGTATTTTTAGAAAGTAAATATAAATCTAAAACATTAGTGTCATAACTTCCTTCAGGTGTTCTTCTATTAGGTGAAATAGAGGCATCTTGTGTTACATATACTTTAGACACAACACCATATTTTGAAGGTAAAGATAATGCTCTAATTGAGTAGTCATCTTTGGTTACAGTACGTAATTGTGTTGGATATTGAGCTATAGCATTTTGTCTAATATCTTCATTTGTATCTCCATCTCCTCCACCTGTAGCAGGTCCTGGGTTAGAAAATGCTAAGGAATCTCTTACTGTTGATTGTAAGGTGGGATCTAAATTTGAGCCAAAAAACGTTACTGTACCAGAAGATAAAGTATTGATTGTATTTTGGGGTACATTTGAAGTTGCTCCTCCTCCCACAAGATATTCTATTGTTAAGGTAGTATTTGAAGGAGATAACCCATAAGTTTTTGTATATAAGAAGTTAGAAGGATCGTAAGCTGTTAAAAGTTTATCAGTACCATAAGGTAATCCTAATCCTACGTTATCTGGGTTTGGGATAATTGTTTCATCTTGTTCAGACGATACCCCCGGGCCAAATTGTAGTTCTAAAGTATTATTTGTTTTAAATCGTTTTACAAAACGCTTTGGTACCTTTTTAATCTTTAAAAGATAAGGTGTAGTTTCATTATATTGAAACAATTCAGGATCATTAGCAGCTATATTAGTTTGAGAATCAAATATAGTTTCTTGAGCTAAATAAGGTACTTCATACCATCTTGCACCGTTTGTATCAGTACATTTTACAATTTCAATTATATTATCGTCTTCAATTTGTACAGTAGAAAAACGTTCTGGGGTTGTAAAACTAAAAGTAGTAGTTTTAAGTGTACCCGCTGATGCTTTAGCTGTTTTCTTTAATAGATAAAAGTTTGGTTTATTTTCTGAATCTAAAGAATATACAGATATGTCAGTTGGGTCTGCACTTCCTGATACTGTAAAATCAATTTTGTTTTCTAAATAGAAAAATTGAGAAGTATTATTTGATGCTTGCAATTGTGCTCCCTCATCTAAAATCATAGCATAATTAAAGTCAGGAGCTACCCTACCACCCTCAAGTGTAGCAGGTATAGTTTGAAATATATTTACATCAACTGTAGAAGCATTTGTTACTTGAGGAAAGTAACCATGGTTATAAGCTAGGGAAAGTAAGCTACTTCTTTGTTTAGCAAATTGTAAAAAGTTTTCTTGTACTTGATTATCACCATAAAATGATAAAACGTCACCTACATAGGCAGCCATTTCAATTAACATCAATCCAGCTGATGTTTCTGAAAAGTCATTATAGGTGTTTGGATAGTAAACTTGGGCAAACTCTAGGAGTTTCTGTTTAAAGCTATCAAAGTCTTTATTTAAGTATGTTATTTCCTTAGACTCCGCCATTGGTTATGTTTATTTGAAGTTCGTCTTGTATATTAGTATTAATTACAGAGTAATTAAGGTATATTGTTACTGTGTAGTTATCAGGTGATTGTACTACATTTAAATCATTAATTTGAACTTGTGGAAAATATACTTCTACACCTCCAATAATTAAATCTTCTACTTGATCTGTTAGATCATCTGTTTGTTGTTCAAATATTAAGTCACGAACTCCTGAACCAAATGTAGGGTTCATAACTCTTTCTCGTTTACCTGTTAATATAAAATTTAACAAGTTAGCTTTAACAGCATCTTTAGTAGTATATGTTGTGTTTATACCTGTAGGACCATTAAAAGGTAAATCAATACCTATACCGGTACTCGGTTTTAAATCTAAAACATCAACATTACGTACTATATAGGCCATTATAATTTACCTGCTTCTTTCATTTTACCCATTAAACCTGAAAAGTCTGGGACAGCATCAATTGATACTTGATTAATATCTGTTGTTTTTGGTGCCGAGGCTAACATATCGTCTGCTGATTGTACAACTTTAGTTGCACCACCAGGCATTCCACCTTGGAATCCTACAGCGTCTTGTGCTGTCATTGAACCACCATTAAGATTTCTCCAACCACCTTCAGCATGTGTTTGATTTAATACATCCGCTAACGCTCCAACACCTTCAAATAAAGGTTTATTTGGTTGTTGTGGTTGTGGTTCTTCAGTTAGTTCAGATAATGAAGGTTTTGTTTGTTTTTGTTCTACAACCGGCTTCTGAACTACTTTTGTTTCAGTAATAGGAGTTTGCATAATTAAAGAAAGTTCTTCTTTAATCACATCCCTTACTTCTTCTCGAATAATTTTTCTAAAAGCTTCTATTTTCATGATTATAAATATTTATTTTTTATTTTTTAGTTCTTGTAATTCAACTTCAAGTTTTTGAGTATTTTCGGTTTGTTGTTCAAGATTTTTAAATGCTGGTTTAAGTTTTATTTCTACTTTTGTACCATCTATTTTAATTCTATATTTTTCTTTTATTTCATCTTGTGTAATACCAGTATTTACTTCTAATTCTGTATATCCTCTTCTTAAGAGTAAACGAACCCATTTAGGTAATTCTTGTTTTTCTATTTCAGTGTAATAACTTTCAAAGGGAGGTGGTGGTGGTTTACGGGTTGGGCTTGCTCCACCAAATTTAACTTCCCAATCAGTTCTTGTTTTAGCTCTTAATCCCTCATACCACTGTTTTGTTTTATCAGTTACTTCTTGAATTTTTTCGGGGTTGGGGTCAATTGTATTTAAAACGGACTGTTTTAGATTAGATGTAAATTCTTCAAAATTAAATTCATCTGCTCCAGGTTGAGACAATACACTAGATAAAGTATCTGAATCTGCACTAAATAATAATTTTACAGTCTCATTTATTTTGTTTAATGATGGATTAGATTGAACAAATTCATTAAAGGGTTGAGAAAGTAATTTATCAACATCAACTGATTTTTTATTAGATGATTTATTACCTGTTTCTCTAGCAGGTATATCAGTTTCTACCCTAGTAAAGGGTTCATTACCAATTCTTGTTTCAACAGGAGAATCAGGATTAACAGGTCTACCTTCTATAGAAGTCATAGGTTTACCTGAAGTGTTACTAGCCGCTTTATTATTTGCTTCTGCTCTAAGATTATTAGCCGCTAGTTTATTTAATCCAATACTTTCAGCCATATCTAAAGCATCATCATCAGATATTTGATTAGGCTCAACATCAGGAGTATTAATACCTATAATACCAAGTTCTTGGTTACGTTTTATTATAAATTTAAGTTCATTAACTATAGTAGCAATATTATCACCGTAGGTTAATTCTGTGGAAGCAACAATACGTTCATTTGAATCTAAAGCTATACCTCTTCTTCTAATTGAAGTTTGGGCATCTTCGTCTATAGGTTTTTCTTCAGCTATTTTTAAAGTATATCCTAAATATTTTTCTATAAAATTACCAAATATATCATCGGGATCAGCTATTCTAGCTTTTTCTTGATTCTCTAAAGCTCTTCTATCTGCTTCTTCAAGTAATTTTTGAACAATAGGATCATTTCTAAATTTATCAAATGTATAATATTTTAAACCACTTCTAAAGGCTTGAGCTTCACTTGTTTCAAAATTAACTCCTGTAGTTCTAGATATTAATTCCCCAAAAAATACTAAATTACCAAATTGATCAAACCCAAAAACATTTTCTCTAATTTCTAAAAGATAACCATTATTACCCTTAATAAACCTATTTCCTTGATTTATTTCATCGGCTTGGGCTCCAACCTCATCTCTTAAATCTTTTACTTCTTGAGTAGTATATGCATCAAATAATGCATTATCCTCATCTGATAGACCATCCAATGATTGTACTCCTCCTATAGCAGCTTTAGCAGCTGCTCTTAATTTATCGGCTTGACCTGTACCATTTAAGTTAGCACAACTTTCTAATTTGGCTGCTAATTTACCACATTGTGCTGCTATTTCTTTTAGGAGTAATTTTATATAAGCAAGTTTACCTATAATAACTTCTAAATCTTTACTTATTTTTTCTAAAAACTGTATAGCAAAATCTAAAGCTTCTTCTATTTTAATAATTTGTTCTATAAGAGGTGCTACTAACCCACCAGCAAATATACCAATAACTTTTAAAACTAGTTTTATAGCTTTAACTACGGCTCTTAAAACTTTAAGAATTACAGTAACTATTTTAATTACAGCATTTATAGATTTAAGTAAAACTAAAATAAATGAAACAATTCCTGTTATAAATTTTACTCCCTGTTGAATTTTAGTTGCTAAAAAAGCTAATTCTTCATAAGGAATAAAATCACGTAAAAATGAGTTAGCTTCTTGTATTTGTTTTTTAAATATATTTTCTAATGAAAAATCAAAATTTATGAATGGTTCTAATTTTCTAAAGAAATCACTATATATTCTAGCTCTTTCATATACTTGACCCGCTGTTAAACCACCTTCAAGTATAGTGGCTACTTGACCTGTTGTTTGAGCTATTTCAGTACCTTGTTGGTTTATAGCTACTACAGTATCATTGACAGGACCTATAGGAGTATTTATTATTTTAATAATATCTTCAGCTAAGTCAGCAAGTTTACCTAATCCAGGGACTGATCTAATATCACGTATATCTTCAGCAAATTCAACTATACCTAATTCTCTTAAAGAGTTAGTTATATCTCTAACTTCATTAGCTAATTCTCTAGTATCAGTAGTAATTGCTTTTTCAAATTCAACTTTAAATTTAGAATATTTAGCAAGAATAGGCTCTCCCTGTTCATCTACTCTAGTATTCCCATTTTTAGTTTTTTGATAAGGTGGAGTTATAGGAGTTAAAGAAGCAATATTAATTACATAATCTACATCTCCATTTTCAAAGGTTTCAAAATCTTCAGTATAGGGTATTAATTCACCAGTTACAGGATCTTCATATTCTTCCATTTCAGGTAAAGGTGGAGATAAAACATCTTCAACTGTACCTATCATTTGACTATTAGTTTGAACTTCTCCTGCTTGAACATCAGCCGTAATATATACAGTAGTACCTTTAGCTATAGGTTTATCTAAACCTTCAAATGATAAAATTATACTACCTTGAGAAACAAATTCTTGACCTCCTCCTTGACTAGCAAAACCCTCTACCTCTATATTTCCTGGGAGTAAGGTTAATCCTCTAAGAGATGATTGGATCCCCCTTACAAATTCAGTTATTTTTCTAATTTCTGCTCCTACTTGCCCTTCAGGTGGAAATATTTTACTTACAGCAAAAGTAAAGGGGTTACATAAATCATATGAATTAACTAATCTTAAAACATTTATAACACCATTTAAGGTATTAGGTACAGCATTTTCTCTTCTTACTTTTTTAAAATATTCTTCCCTCTCTTTTATGTTACGCATATTAATGATTTCTCTATTAATATCGTTCCCATCACCAACAGTAATCCTAATGGCTTGTTGATTTATTTTTACCAACTGATCTGTAGTGGTATTATTAATATCTTTTACTACGGATTTTAATTTAGGCATTATTGAGTAAAGTTTTTCTTAGAAATTAAATTCTCTAAATTATTGTTAATTTTTGTAACAATTGCTCTAAATTCAGATCCAGCACCCCTAACTCCTGTGTTTTGAAAACCTTCAGCATCAGGAACATTTTCTAAAAATTTAGAAGCATCAGTTAGGGATATTGTAATATCTTTTAATAATTCTAATAATATATCTCCTTTAACTAGAGGATGTTCTGAATCATCTCCTATACCTAATTTTATTTTTTGAGCATTAACTACAAAAGTACCTTTAGTATCAATATTAACACTTGAATCAGCAGAAATACCTACTGCCTTTTTAGCTAATATTAATGCCATATCTTCCTTACAGTTAATTGTAACTCTATCAGAATCAATTATAATTTGATTTCCAACATAAGGAAATGCTGGTTGGTAAGGGACATCTTTTTTAGAGGTAGGAGTATCTGAGGGTGGGGTTTTAGGTGTGGGGCCTTCAGGTGCATTAATATTATTAAAACCTGCATCTGGGATGTCAGGTTCTGGGATGTTAATATTTTCAACTTCTTTTAATTTTTTTTCTGCTTTTTTTCTTTTTCTACTTCCAAATAAGGCATAAGTTACCCCTTCAGGTACACCAAAAAATTGTTGATACAAATCAACTATATTACTCCATATATCTATAATAAGTTCTATCATTGTTCGTTCCTACTTTGCATAGGACCTGAATTTCTACCTTCTGCAAGGCCTATATTATTATCATCTCTATAATCTCCATCTCCTCCAGTAACTAAACCTCCTCCGGAACCTCCTCCTCCTCTATTTGAAGAAGTTTTTGATTTTACAATTATTTCCCCTGATTGAGGGATAATGTCTTTAATAGAATTAGGGTTTATTTCTTGTTGTTTTATTTCAGTATTTAAATCAGGTTCTTGGTTTACAGTATCATATGTAATTTCTATAGAATCTGCTTCTTTGGCAGAAACTTTAGTATTTTCTAAATCTACTCTTTGTAACCTTTCTGTAGTATCTACTTGTGGGACTGCATCTATTCCAAAAGAAGCAAAATTTCTTGTAGCTAGTGCAACGGGTATTGATTGTCCTGCGGTAAGATATATAGATGACGCATCTCCTTGAATATTTTCATATACAGGAAACCAATTATCGCGATTAAACCCTGTATCATATTGACCATTTCTCAAAATAGTTAATGGAGTTCCATTAGCTCCTGAAGTGCTCCATGGACTTTGTATTTCTTTACTCCCTGAGGGTTGTTTATTTGTAGAGGTAAAACGTAAAGAATTACCAAATCTACCTTCTACTATAACATCTCCTTCTTGAGGGTATAAATTGCGTATTTTTTCGTTTTCGTTAAATATTCTCCCATAAACTGCTTCAGTTAATTGATTATCTTCGTTATTTTCAACACCATCTGCTACGTCTTGATCAGAGACAGTATTTGTATTTGAAGATATAGCGTTAGGAGAAGGCATAGCGTTTAAATGAACACCATTCCATACATTTAAAGTACTTGTATAATAAAAATCAAGAGCATCAGAATTACCTTCTGTTATTCTTCTAAATGAAGGACCTAAAGTAACATAAACTACCTCGTTTAATAAAGGTAAATTACGATAATTTATATCCATTGGGTAAGCTATATTACCCTGTGGAAATTCACTTGGTATAGACCCCTTAGTTAATGGTTCAAATTTTATAGTACCTATACCCCACCAACCATCAGTTAATTGAAATATAGATTTCCCATTTGAGGATGGTGAAAGTGAAATATCAATAACACGAACAGGAATCATCCCACCGCTACTAATTGCTCTATTAGTTGTGCGTTGAGATAAAACCGAGTTAGCTACTGGTGCTTGGCTATTAACTGGCATCCTCTATTTTTACTTCTTCTACTTTTTTATCTAATTCTTGGAGAGAGCTAAATAACATCTCTTTATCTTCATCTGATAGTATCTCATCTGTATCAGCCATTTTACTGTTCATAGCACGTTGAACAATACCTGCCATTTTAATTAGGGCATCATCGTTTTTAATAGCTAGTTCCATATATTCTTTAATTAGAGGAACAATCATTGTTGCCTCACCTGGATCAGTGATTAATGGTTTTAATCCCTCTATTAAAGAACGAAGTTGAACTTCTTTATCTTTTTGATTAGAATGTATCTCCTTTAGGAGATCAGAGAAAGATTTCTTTCCAAATAAATTTACTTGCGAAAAATCCATAAGCGGTGCTTTGGATATAAATATAGATATACTAAAGGTTTAATACCTCATACTAACAGCTCCCGTTTCAATATATTGGGTCATTAGTTTTTTGTATACCTTTCTCATTTTTTTAATTACTTTAGTGATCTGTGGAGTGGATTGATCAGTCATTTCACGTATATAGATATATATTGCCTTTTTATTAAATAACTCTATATTTTCTCTTTTACGAAATAATTCCATAATAGCATCGGCTGTTCGAGCATCTTCTTCCTTTGGAAAATGATCAAACAAATATAAATCCATATACTCTAAAAGATATTCTATAAACTCAGTTGCCTCATCTTTAGGTTTATCTAAATCTGAATGGTTATTAATTATATCAATAGTAATTGATTGATCATTGTCTATAGCATCTACTTCAGCTCGTTGTTTTAGTTTCTTATAATTGTTATTGTTATATAAAATTAAATAACGTTTAGCAATAGTACCAAAATAGGAATAAGCTTTACCTTTATCTTGTTTATATAAGTGAAGTTTTTCTAAAAGGAAAGCTGTTACCTCATGTTGTAATTCTCCTATAGTCTCTACTTCTGTATAATAGAATTTAAAAGTGTGAATAATATTTTCTGTTAACTTATGAAAACCATACCATATACGTTCATTATATATTTGGTTACGTTTACGCTCATCAGTAGTATTTAAATACTCGATAATTGCCTCCTCAGTATCAGAAGTAAAATATTGGTTTTTTGTTTTAGGTCTTCTTTTTCTTAGGGTTCCTTTCTTAGTATAAAGAGGCCCCTCATCGCGTTTGGGAGGGGTTAGAATGTTGCCCTTGAGACCTTCGTCAATTGGGAGGTTCATTTAAAAAGTGTATTTAAATAGTTCTAAGTCTTGTTTATAAATTTCCTCAACCAATTTTCTTAGTTTAGGAGTATAATATTCTCTATAATTGGGAAAGCTATCCGAGAGAGTTTCAGGAAGTAAAATATTAGGTAATCCTATTCTCTGTCTAATTATTTCCCAATCTCGGTGAATATATTCATATCTACCTACAAAGTTAACTTTTATATCATTTTTATTCCTATCTTTTCCTATAATAGATTGTATTTGGGGTTTTAAAAATTCAGCATACGCACTATCTTTAAGATGTTTTTCTACGAACCACTCAAAAGGATATTGATTATATCTACCTTCATCAATAGTATCATATGTTTCATAATGAGATATAATTCTTTCAAACGGGTTTCTTATAAAGGCAAAACTAAAAAAATTACTTAAAGGAAAATATTTACTATATTCCGATATAGTTCTATACTTAGGATTGTTAATAGAAGGATGAGCCTGAGTTTGAGAGGGAGGAAAATAATCAAATAAATTTTCAATATGGTCACCTCCAGTTTCGGGAATATTAACTAAAATAAATTCTTTTCCTTTTTTTTCGTAAACCATAAAAATTACTTATTAATATTATACTCGTTTATAAGTTCTTGAATCTCTTTTATACCCTTAAAGAACCACCCTATTTCGTCGTCTGATTCAAATATTTGTTTTGAATCTATTTCTTTAATTTTGCGGTTTGATTCGGACATTATAGTAGACATAGTGTCTATATATTGATCTCGTTTTACAATTGCATCTTCTAATTTCTCATTTTTGCGCATCAAATTCCAAATAATATAGGAAATGACCCCGAAAGTGAGGATACCAACATTGATTAAAATAATAGTGGTTGTAGTCATTTAGAGATTCTTTACTAAATCCATTAAATTGTTATCTTTAGAACCTATTTTATCTAAGTTAGTATTAACTCGATCTTGTTTTGTAGCTTTCTTCTTAGGTTGATTCTTACCAAAAGTATCCAACCATTCACGTTCAAACTCAATTCGCGCTGCCATAAGGTCAGCCTGGTGTAAAATAAAGGGAAGTGAGGTACGAGGTTTAGTCTCGGGCATAAATCCTTTAAGGTAAGATTCATTTGCCTGATCGTATAAACCATCGTGGGTTTTTATAGCAATCCACTCGTTAGTTGTAAGTTGGATTCCTGCTTGTTGCAATAAGAATAAAGAGCGATCTGGGACCGTCATATATTCATTGGCGGTATTAAAGGTATACATTTCACCTAAATTTCTCTTTCTCCATTCATCAGTAGAAGGAAAAACAGAAGTGTGCTCTAGTGAGCCAATTTTACCTAAATCATGGTTTAAAGCGGAGACAAATAGCTCTTCTTCAGTATACGTATCTTTAGTTCCCATTTCCTGCCATACTTCGTGTAATTTGAAAGCGGCAGTAATTACACGTATAACGTGTTCAACATAACCCCCGGGAAAACAATTGTGATACGCCTTCTTATGAGAGGCTGGGAGCAGGGCAATACGTTCGTCTAAACTATTATAAAAGTCTAGAAACTGCTGTTTACGATCCCCCGTAACGTATTTATCTATACCCTTAAGGAGTACCTCATAGTTGTCCTTAATTTGCTCCGCTGTTAAAACCATTGATTAATTTTGTGTTTCGTTGTTTAAATAAGTTTGTGATTGTTCTATAATTTCTTTTATAGCATCAATCGTTTGATTAACGTTAATATGTTCACCACGTTGTGAGTTATGTTTTACAACGTTAAGTTGGTTTGAAATTTTATCTAAATTTCTTAATATTAAATCTTTATATCTCATAATAATATTGTGTGAGGATTTCAAGTGCTTCCTCTATTGTGTTAAATATACGAACACCGTTTAGGGATTCCAAATTTGTTTCGGATAGTATATAAATATATTCTCCTGGGTGTTTTCTAAAGAATATAATAGGATAGGATTCGGTTTTAAGGTTATCTTCTAACCAATCACCCATTTTTTCATTTTCATCTACATTTACATCGGTATAAGGAACTTCAAGTTTATCAAGGGTGCCCTTTAGCAAATTACAATAATCACAATATGGAAGTGAATATATCGTTATTTCCCCCTCCCCTTTTTTTCCTATTTTCTCTTCTATCATTTTTAATTTTTAAAACTAACCGTACCCCCAAGGTAATAGATTATTTTTGCTTCTCCAAGTGTTCTTGAAAGACTTTTAAATAAGAATTAGCTTTATCTAGACCTGACTGATGGGTGTTTTCTTCAAATAAAGGAATAACATCTGTATTAAGAGTATTAATTAACTCTTGGGTAGCATTTTTATCTAAAGCCTCATAAACAGGTTTACCATTTTCGTCTTTAGTAAATAATAATTCAAATTGTTGTAAAGGAATATCTAAAAGACTATTTTTCATCCCTTCAACTTCTTTATAGATACCTTCTAAATTGTTAATGGTATCTTCAAACATATCTTTTTCTAAACTCATTATATATAATTCTCTCCTAATTTCATTACGGCTTTTTTAGCCTCAGTTAATTCTATTTCAAAAAATTCTCGGTTATTATTAACGCGATACTCGTTTAAATAACGGTGTACCTCACCTTCTAATTGCTCACCGTTAAAACACTTAAAAGCCCACTCTACTTTATATGGTAATGCAACACCCGTAGCACGAGAAATTTGTTGGGCTCGTGTATCAGGATCTAATTTAGTATAACCAATTTTAAGTAAATTAGGGGTAGTAGGGTTAGATAAAATATAAACCCATTGATCACCTTCACCTCTTTCAACAAACATATTTTTCTTTCTAGGGGTATAATAAGTAACATCTTCCCAACCTTCACTAGCGGGGTATAATTCATTAGTAGAAGGGGTTAAGGTAAAAAAAGAAGCATTCTCTAAACCACCACCAGTGTAATCTTCTTTAATTGAAATAAATTGTTTTGCTTTTTCTTGATCTATTCTTTCTAACATAACTTTTAAATTTGACTCAGTAGACTCCTTAGCGAAAAGACTAACCTACTATGAGTATATTTAACAATACGTATATACTATCTATATTCTCTATCTCTTAAATTAATTTTTTTAAAAAAAATACTTGTAGGTGTTATACCATATTCATCTTCTCTTAAATAATCAGTACAATAATAGTTATCTTTTAAAAATTTATAAGATACCATATTCCTAACCCCATCATCTAAAACAATAACCGAATCTTCCTTCATAAATCTATCAGCCATATAAGCACATTCGGATCGAGGAATATTACCGTCGATAACTAACATATCAACCACACGTAGTTGATCTAAAAAATCTATAGAACTAAATATTTTTTCATCATGTAGATATAATTTAACATTATTAATATTTTTTTGATTAAATTTATTTATTAATAAGTCATACCATCCTTTATCACTTTCATAAGAATAAACTTTTTTAAAGTATTTTGAAAAAAATAAAGTAGAATACCCACTCCCAATTTCTAAAATAGACTTATCTTTAAAATTATTAGTCTTAATATAAGTTAAAAACCCCTCAGCTAATAATGGTTTTTCTTTTTTAAAAATATAATTATTAAAACTCATAATATTATTTTGGTTGTAAAACAACAAATAACGTGTCTCTAACATGATAATCTCCATCAAATGATACATCCATATACACAGGAATAGTATCGCGTTGTTTTACCATTGATGAATTAATGGGACCTACATGTTGTTTAGTCCATAAATCTAATTTTTGTGGTTGATATGAAGATGGTTTTCCATTATGAAATTTTGGATAATCAAAACGAACCGAGGCAGTTGATATAATAGGGAAATTAGTATCGGGATAAGTAACAGGGGTAGTAAAACTAGCCCAAATGTTATTTTCTCCGTTATATCGTTTACGTTCGGGCATTTCGTTTGCTTCGGCGTATAATGAGAAATATGTGTCTGATTGAAGTGTGTCTATTTCTATTTCAACATATTTGCTTTCAGATATAATGATTGCTTGGGGTTCAAAAGAATCATTCTCATCAATATACCATTCATAAATAACTGGGTCGTCAATGGGTTCAACCTCACAAGAGGTAAGTAAGCCTAAACACGTTAATGCTACGAGTATAGCATATAAAATGTTTTCTCCTAAACTCGTTTTTTCTTTATTTGACATAATATAACCTTTTTAAATTCGAGGTAAATATATGAATAATAGTTTAGGTATCCAAGTTATATATATATTCTTTTAAATAATCATAATGGTAAGGGTATTGATCCAAATATTTAATTAATTTTTTCTTATTGATTTGGTAGGCTTGATGGATCTCTTCCCAATATTTTTCATTCCCAACTATTTTCTCTTTTATAAGGTCAATTTCGGAAATATCATTTATTCCCATTCCCGTTATTATATAATGATCTCCTGTTACTCCTTCAAATTCTGCTCTATTCCATAAATCTTTTCCATTATTATCTAATAGTCCTTTATATCCACTTTCATTAGAATTTATATAAGGATTATGGGTTGCGTCTTTCCAATAAGGTGTATCTTGTCTTGAAGATAAAAAATAATGAGCAGCTATAAAATAACTTAACCCTTCAATTTCACTTACTACTGTTTTGTTATATGAATCAATATCCATTTTAGTTACTAACCCATTTCTTTTTTCTAAAATTCTATACAACTGTAAAATATTCTCATGGGTAGTTAAAAGCCCTGTAGATTCTAATGGTTCTAAAAACCCAAATGATAAGCCAATTCCAATAACATTTTTATACCATGCTTTTTCATGTCTTCCATGTTTAATATTAATAACCTTCATTTGGGCTTTTTCTGCAATTTCTTTAGTATATCTTTTTGATAGATATTCTCTAAACTCTATTTCTGCCTTTTTATTAGATATATACTTACTAGAAAATACATAACCTGTTCCAACTCTATTCCATAAAGGAATATTCCATATCCACCCTGAACTCATAGCTACACAATCGGTATAGGTTTCCATTTGTTCTCTTTTATTTTTGTAAGGTATTCTAGTAGCTAAAGCCATATCATTAGGAAGTATTTTATTAAATGATATGAAATCAATTCCCATATATTTTTCTAAAAGAAGGGATTTAAATCCTGTGCAATCAATATATAAATCCGTTTTAATGGAATTATTATCTAAAGTTTCTAATTGTTGTATATTTCCCTCAATATCTTTTTTATATCCAATAACTTCATCTTGTATATAATTTATTTTATTAGGTAATGCTATTTTTTCTTTAAGAAATTGCCCAAATAAATCTGCATCAAAATGATAAGCTGTATCAAAGATAGGATTATAATTTAATTCTTCTACTTTATTAGGAATTATTTTTTTAGACTCGGTTAAAAACGTATTAAAATTAATATATCGTGCAAATTCTTCGGGTGGGTAATATTCGGGATATAATTTTTGTAAAAAATTAAAAGTCCCTGGAGAATTATTGTATCCAAACTTATTAGCACCTCCAAAAGGATATTGGAATCTTTCACCTTTTCCTTCTCTAAAATTTTTAAATGCTATAGAAGTTTTATAAGTAGCATTACAATATTTCATCCAATCTTTATCTTCTAAACCTAATGTTAAAAGATAATTATTAAAAAACCCTAATGTAGATTCACCAACACCTAAAGGTTTATTTATCTTAGGTTCTATTAAAGTAATTTCTATATTTGAAAATTTCTTACTTAAAAGAGCAGCAGTCATCCATCCTGATGAACCACCCCCAACTATACAAATTGAATTAATATTCATTTGGAACATTTAAAGAAATATTTCCCGAAACACAAATACGTTCAATACCGGGAGTTTTAAAAGGAATAGTATAATGTTTTAGGTTACTAGGAAATATAAAAATATCTCCTATTTCGGGTTGTATTATATGTTCTACTATTTTAAGTTCTAATGATCTATAACCAACGGGATCCCCATGAGTAAAAATAATGCATCCTGCATTTTTAATAGGATCTTTTTTAATTTCGGGAGGTGTTTTTATATATAATGAAAAAGCTAAATCACTTCCTGTGTGTATATGAGGGTTAATGGATTGGTTTTCTTTATAAACATTGACCCACATATTTTTTAAGGTATGGGGTACTTTCATTCCTATCGCCTCTAAATAATTATCCACATAACTTGAAAGTAAGGGGTATAATTCTTCCATTGATTTAGGAGTAAATTGATCTCTTCTTTCTATACGCAAAATGGGGGGTACTGGGAGTTCATTATTAGATTGGTGTTTATAACTTTTTAGAAAATTATTAACAATTGAGGGAGTCACTGTTTGTTTCATTAAACAAGGCCCCCAAGGGTAAATCATTGTATCCATTTTTTTCCTATTTCTTTTATTGAGCCTACTACTACTTTTTTATTTTTTAAAGATTCTAAACCTTCATGATCTATATAAGATTTCCATATAACTATTTTTCCTTTTTTAGGCGATATTTGAATATGCTTTGGGAATGTATAAAATATAGTGTCTCCATCACTATCGTTTAAATATATAATCCAACTATAATCTTCCCAATTTTCATGATTGTGTATAGTTTGTTTTCCTTGATTTAAATATTCTATTAAATGAATACTATCTATTTCAATATCTTCTAACTTATACCATCCTTTTATAATATTAATTGAAGGAAGGAGGTAATTTGTTTTAATTTGAGCTACTATATTAGGATCAATTTGGGATAACACATTAGGAGTTTGATTCCCGTTTAAAGTACATACATTACTAGTATCAATAAAATCATCATTAGAATAATTATCTAAAAAATCAATAAAATAATTAACTATCTCTTCGGATACTTTTCCTTCTATTAGCTTATTTAATTTTTCCATATATATTTTATCGACACAAAAAACCTTTTAAAAAAAGAATCTCGAGATTTCAGTCTTCATGTCGAAAGGGATTAAAACGGTTCTTGCCCTTACGGGTGTATTTGGTTTTAGGGGTATAGGGAGGAGGGGTACGGAGCGCGGCGTTCCATAGCTCTCGTTCCAACGTTACCTGATCTAATTTAATTTCTTTCTTTTTCACAATTGCCACATTTTGTTAAATAAGCCGCGTTTAGTGCTCCGCATGAGCAAAACCATGTATTGTCTACTAGATAACCGGGTTTATGTTCCATAGTATATTTGTATATATTAATCGATGTGTAGATCCGTTAGAGATCTCTAAATCTATCAACACTCTTTTGCCCGGCCACGCACCATCGATGGACCGCGGCTAATGTGGGAGCATCCCGCTAATGATCCGCTATCGGCCCGCTATCACCACGAATCTTCAAAATCTTCCAAAAATTCATTTTCTCCGTCGTCCTCATACACTCCTGCGGTCTCGTCGTCAATTATGCCATCTAGGTTGGAGATCGCCACCTCTATATGATCCAACACGTCTTTTTGTATATCGCTGGATTTGTTACTACTAGCATCGTTTTCCACGATATCCTCTAATTCCGTCACCAATACATCCAGTTGCGCGTATATTTCCTTTAATGTTGCCATTATATTATTTTATGGTAAATATTATGAGATCGCCTCCCCCAACAAGTGGGGGACGAGTGAGCGGGTAGTATAACTATTAAGTGTGAAGCGGAAATATGTTACTCCCAATCCCACCTTAAAGCGATCCATAATAAGTGTATCTTAAATGTATTGTAATCGTTTTCATCATCACGTTCCCATAATTGGAAACCAAATAGAGCGTGTACCCGGGGATGGGTTATCTCAAATTTGAAACCCATTGGTATCCCCGGTTCAATATTAAAATCATCTAATGCGCTCATATACTGTAATGTACGAATTAATTATGCGGCAACCAACAAACTCATATGAGACTTTACACGTCTACCATCTTGCTCTACCACAACCGTTTTACGGTTAATCTTCTG